CCAACATCAATATCTACCTTTGTGATGAACACACAAGACGGGCCGGATAACATCATTACTGCCGATGCCACATTTCGGTATAGTTACTACGACATTGAAAAAACATTCTAATATAGCTTGACAAATTGTTACCATTAGTGTAACATAGCGTGAGGAGGATTTACAGCATGAAGCAACTAGATGAACTATTGGAAGAATGGCGGAAAGATTCCGAGATTGACAGAACGGAACCAGGCAAAGCATTAATTAACATACCCAAACTTCACAGTAAATACTTAAATACCCTTTCACAACATCGCTTGTTGGCAAAACAGGCTGAGTTTAAGTATAACAAATGGAAAAAAATAAAGTGGGAATATTACACAGGTAAGTTAGATGATGATGAACTTGCCAAGTATGGATGGTCTCCGTTTCCATTTGTATTGAAATCTGACATCACTATATATTTGGAGAGTGATGACGATTTAAGTAAACACATGGCCGCAAAAATTATGCATGATGAGATTGTTGATGTGTGCCAATCTATTCTCAAAGAATTAAACAATCGTGCATGGGAATTAAAATCATTCATTGACTGGGAAAAATTTATACAAGGCATTTAATGAGTGATGTGATTCTTCATAAGCTAAACGAAGCTTATATTAAAGTAGAATGTGAGAAATCTATCTCGCAGGAGTTAAGCTCATACTTTTCTTTCAGAGTACCAGGTTATCAGTTTGTTCCTGCCTACAAAAACAAATTGTGGGATGGTTTCATAAGATTGTATGACCTCAGAACAAATCAAATCTACCATGGTCTTGTTCCGTATATTGAGAAGTTTTGTGCTGAAAGAAACTATACCTGTGAGGTTAATTCTGAAATAAGCATTACTGAAAGCTTTTCGTTAGTTGAGGCAGTTGATTTTGTTCGCACATTAGATTTGCCACATGAGATACGAGATTATCAATTAAATGCTTTTGTTCAGGCAGTTCGTAATAGACGCCTGTTACTTCTATCACCAACAGCATCAGGTAAATCATTAATAATTTATGTGATACTCCGCTGGTTACAAGAGTCGGATTATAAGCGTGGCTTACTGATTGTTCCAACCACATCATTGGTAGAACAAATGTATACCGACTTTGAATCGTATGGATATGATTCTGAAAAATACTGTCATCGTCAATACTCTGGTAAAGAAAAACACACCAACAAACTACTGACGATTACTACATGGCAATCCATCTATAAAAATGATGCCGATTACTTTGAACAGTTTGATTTTGTAATGGGTGATGAAGCGCACCAATTTAAGGCCAAATCACTTACAACGATACTCTCTGGTTGCACAAACGCTAAATATAGAATAGGCACCACAGGTACATTAGACGGCACACAAACACATCGCCTTGTATTAGAAGGATTGTTTGGGCCAGTTTATAAAGCAACAACAACATCTGAGTTAATTGATAAAGGTCAATTAGCTAGTTTTAAAATTAAATGCCTCATACTTAAACACAATGAGGCAGTATGTAAACAAGCAAGAGATTGGGACTATAACACAGAGATAGATTATATAGTTCAAAATCCAGCAAGAAACGAATTCATTCGTAATCTAGCCTTGTCGTTAAATGGCAACACTCTTATATTATTTCAATTTGTGGAGAAACATGGAAAAGATTTATACACTATTATTAAAGATTCAGTCAAGGATCGGCATGTATTTTTTGTTTTTGGTGGTACTGATGTGGAGGTTAGAGAATCGGTCCGAGCAATTACTGAAAAAGAAAGGGACGCAATCATTGTTGCTTCTTACGGCACTTTTAGCACTGGTGTTAATATCCGTAACCTTCACAATATCATATTTGCCAGTCCTTCCAAATCCCGCATCCGTAATCTTCAGTCAATCGGCCGGGGATTAAGAAAAGGCGACAATAAGGAAGAAGCAGTTTTATTTGATATTGCTGATGATTTTCGCATAGGTAAATTTGTGAATTATACACTCAAACATTTTATTGAAAGAGTTAAAATTTACGATGACGAAAAATTCAATTACAAGTTTTATAACATAGAGCTAAAAAATGGAACAAACGACAAACAATAATATTAAAATAGTCCGCTTACAATCGGGTGAAGATATTATGGCAGATGTTATGGAAAACGATGAGAATGAACTCATAGTATTGGACAATCCAATGCACATTATATTTAAAAGAATGCCTACAGGCCAAACAGTAATGATGATGATGCCTTGGTTACCAATTGAAATCATCAAAGAAAACAATGCTACCATATACGGCACAGACATACTTACAGTCATTGAACCAAAAGAGGACTTAATTGAATACTATGGTAAGGCGGTGCTTGAAGCCCAAGAAATCATGGAAAAGAAAAAAATTCGTGGTATTAATGATGATGATTTTCTTGATGAAGAAGATGAAGATGACGATGAAGAATTACAGGTTGAAGATATCATTGACCTAATGAGAGAGAAAAAAAACAAAAGGCTACACTAATGGACTATACTGATGTAATTGTGAAAAAACCATGGGGTAAAGAGTATCTTTGTTATCGTAATGATGAAGTTGCTATTTGGTATTTGCATATTGAAAAAGACAAGCAAACTTCCATGCATTGTCATCCAAACAAGAACACCGGTTTTGTGGTGTTAGAAGGCAAAGCAGAGTTATCTTTTTTGCGTAACTCAATAAACTTAGAGGGCTTGGATAAAATTCATATCTTCCGTTCTCGCTTTCATTCTACACGAGCAATTACCGATAGTTTTATTTTTGAGATAGAAACACCTGAAGATAAACATGACCTAGTTCGCCTAGAAGATAATTATGGCCGTGCAGGTACCGAATACGAAGGTAGCAATGCTCATTCACCAAAAGACCAAGATTGTTTTTGGATTACAGAATCATCTGAGAACCCAACAGAGTATAGTATTCGTGGTTGCCTAGTAAAACATCTTCTCATTACAGACAAGGAACAGCTCCTAAATAAGAGTGAAGAAGAACTTTTCATTGTTACAAAAGGCGGCATCGTTACTGTAAAGAATGAGAAGGTCGTATGGCCAGGTGATGTGATTGATGGTAAAACACTACATCGCTTAGCAACAGCGTTTGAATTTGAACCTAATACATCTATGATATATGTGAGTAAATGATTTATCTTTTTGATTTAGACAATACATTATGGGATACTTTTGATAAGAATGGTAATCCTATTTGGGCAAAACAATTAGTCCCGCCATATCAAATAAAAGATGATGTGGTGACCGATGATGTGTTTTCATATTGTCGTTTGCGTAAAGGTGTGAGAGAGTACCTAGAACACCTACAACATGAGGATAATCAACTAGGTTTTATTTCCGTTGGGTCGTATTTTGGCATGGCATTTTCAAAACAACCATCAATACAGATGTTAGATTTATTTAATATCTCCCAATATCTCAATAGATTTCAGGTACTAGAATATAAAACATTTAACAAAGCTAATTTCATTGATGTATTAAAAGGTGAAATTGTTTTTTACGATGATAACCCTAAAAACTTTGCGTCATTAAAAGATAATGTAATCTGCGTTGATGCATTAAACATACATGATTGGTCACAACTGATTGGAAAAAAATATGATTGATATATTATTCGTTCACCCTAATGCTTCTAAAAAAATCTATCAAGGATTAGCAAATAAAAATTCTGCCATTGAACCTCCAATTTGGGCGGCCATGTTGGCAAATAGTGTTCGTTCAAAAGGATATAGCACAGAGATTTTAGATACCGAAGTAGAACATTTAGATTACATAACTTCAGCTAAACGAATCACCGAATACAAAGCAAAGATTGTTTGTTTCGTTGTATATGGCCAACAACCATCGGCATCTTCACAAAATATGGAAGGTGCAACGGCAACCGCACAAGAGTTACGCAATTTAGAACCAAACACATTTATTCTTTTTGTTGGTGGCCATGTGGCGGCATTACCAGAAGAAACACTTAAAAAAGAACCTTACATCAATGCTGTTTGCCAAAACGAAGGTGTTTATACTATTCGTAATCTATTGCAATTGTCCTCATTTGATGATAACAGTTTAAAGAAGGTTGATGGTTTGGTGTTTAAAGATAGAGAAGGTAATATCATCTTCAATGCACCATCACAAGTTGTACCTAAAGACATGTTAGAAACTGATTTACCTGGTATGGCATGGGATTTATTGCCATCTCTTTCACAGTATCGCACAGC